GCCGTCTGGAAGGCGTAACTTCGTTAGCTTTATGCTAGGCTAAGAAGAGTCAAAATGCCTCAAACTCATACGGCTTGTGAGTTTGCAGTGCTTCAAAGTGTGCTAAAGCACTGCATCCAACGTCAACCCAACTGTATGAGAAGTGTATGTTCAACGTGAAGTCCATCCCAACCCTGCCGATCGGCATCCACTGCTATGAGAGGGGCGTCTATCTGCGCGTGACGACGCACAGCCGCTCCTGGCTGTACAAGTACCAGCTCAACGGTAAGCGCCGTGAGCTGGGGCTCGGGTCCGCAGACCAACCGCTCTCCGCCGTCCTTGCCAAGGCGGCGCCGCTCAAGGCGCTGGTGGCACAGGGCATCGACCCCAAGGATCAGATCGCCAAAGAGAAGGTGGAGAAGAAAGCCGCGGAAGTGAAGGCGTCCATGCCGACCTTCAGCGAGTATGCCGACCACGCCTTCGAGAAGATCCTGTACCTGCGCGGTTTCACCGGGGCGAAGACCGAGGCCGCGTGGCGGTGCGACATCGGCGTGCTCAAGGGGGCGTTCGGCAAGCTGCGCTTGGACGCGATTGCTCGCGACGACGTGGCGTCTTTTCTCCGCCAGTGGTGGACGACGAAACCGCGCAGAGGAAAAGACCTCCGCATGCGCCTCTATGGCATCCTCAACGTCGCGAAGGGTGAAGGGCTCATCCAGTCGAACCCCGCTGAGTGGAAGGGGTGCCTTGACGCTTCGCTCCCGCCCATGGGGCTCGTACGCCGCTCAATGCCGGAAAAGCACCACGCCGCGATAACTCCCGAAGAGCTCCGAGAGTTGATCGGAAAACTGTGGATGGAAGACAGGGTGAGCTCGCTCGCCGTGGTTTTCGGCGCGCTCACCGCAGGCCGTGCAAACGAATACATCAAAGGGAAGTGGGACGAGATCGACCTTGAGGAGAAGACTTTCTCCGTGCCGCAAGAACGCCGCAAGGACAAGAAGCCGTACCCCCACGTGGTGCCGCTCACGCGCCAGCTACTTCGCCTGATCGACCGGCTCGATACCAGTGGGGACTACCTTTTCCAGGGGCGTGGGCGATCGGCTATTAACCAAGGGACCGCGCTCTACGCGATTAAACACGCAAGCGGTCGTGATGACATGACGCTCCACGGTATGCGCTCCACCTTCTCCGACTGGTGTGCGAAGAACGAGAAGAACTTCCTCGTCTCTGAGAAGCAGTTGATGCACGCTGTGGGGAGCAACGTCTTCCGCGCGTATCAGCGTGATGATCTGCTGGAGCAGAGACGCAAGCTGATGCAAGAGTGGGCAGACTACCTCCTGCCGAACGTCTAAAAGAAAACCCCCAAGGAGTGTGCATCCCTGGGGGTAATCGTTCAACTGAAGTCCCACTTTTTTCGGAGTTGCTGATCGTGAAGTCAGCAACCACAATTTAGCATAGAGCAGTCTACTTCGTCATGCGGACGACGGCGTCCTTGTCTATTGCAATGCGCTGAGAAAGCCCTGCACCTCGCTCAAGAAGGACGCCACTTCGTTCGAGTAGGCCTGCGCATCGGGCAAGCTGCTCTCGCTCAGACTGGCAGGCACCGGTGCGGGTTGCGGACAGTCGACGGCGGGCAGCGTCGGCCTCGAGGCGCACCCTGTCAAGGTCGCCAGACAAGTCACTAGCGCGAGCAAGTGCGGCATCGCGCACCTCCCACGCATCCACCAGGCTCTGTGCATAGCCCCTCTCCTTCTCTCTGTACTTGACCTCAAGAGACTGCGCACGCGTGGCGTAGTCCGCCCGCAGTTCTGCGATGTCGTTACCGTAGAGCGCCGCCGCGAACTGGTAGCCGCCAATGAAGGCGGCGACCAACGCAACGCCCATGATGATCTCGGTCCTCATTCTTCACCCAGATAGAGCTTCGCTTCCGCTTGGCGGCGGCGCGTGAGCCCTGGCAGGACTTTGCCGTTGGCCTTGTTCACGTCCAAGAACTGGCGGGCGGCTTCTTCTTCGTCGCCGGCATTCACGGCGCGCATGAGCTTCGGGCACTTGTGGACGACACCGTCCACGCCAATGTTGTACGCAAGGCTCATAAGCGCCACGTACTGGCCTTCGGTTAGGTAGACGTTGACCCAGAAGGCAAGGCCCGAGGCGTAGCGCTTGAGGTCTTCAAGGAGCATGTCGTAGGCCTCCTTGTACGTCACGACCTGCCCTTCCTTCACGTCGGATCCAGTGTGGCCGAAGCCGATGGTGAGCACGCCCGCGGGGCATAGGTACGCCGTCTCGCGGAAGCCTTCCCATTGTTCAATGAAGTCTGCGGCCAACTCGACCGGCCAAGCCGTAAGGGCTCTCGTTTCACTCATGGTCTTTCTCCTTTTCCACGGTTAATCCGCGCTTCGCCAGCTCTTCTTCGGCGTGCGCTTCAATGCGTTCGTTGAGGGTTTTGACAAGCCGACGGAGCACGGGCGGAACCGCACCGCCCAAGCCTCCGCGCTCCAAGGTCTCGATGATGGAGCCGAACTCACCCGCCGCGTAGGCGCAGATGGTGATGCTTTGGAAAATCTGAAAGTGGATGACGGGCGCGAAGACTTCGTCGAGCCCATGGGCGAGTGCTACGATGGCGAACATCAGTGCCTTCTTCAGGATGCCCAGAAAATTCTTATGGCTCGACCACTGCCCTTGAAGCACGGCTATGCCTGTGCCAAGGAAGAAGTCTGTCACCGTGAAGATGACAAGCCACCAGAGCAACGGCCCTACGTCGCCGAAGGCGAATGACAAGGCACCGCCCAGCACACCGCCTGCGGTCAGCATGACTCTCTCCGCTCCTTGAGGAATGAGGTTCTGCAGGGTTGTCAGCATGATTGAAAAGAAAGGGGACGACTGGATCGCCCCCTGCGTGGTTAACGATCCATAGCGAGAACCGTGCGGATGTGCTTGATGCACTCCCACGCTTCACAAAGATCTTCCAGGTTCTGGGATGTCAGGCTGTAGTGACCGTCCCGAGCGTCGTCGAGGATCTTGTCGATCTTCTCCAGAAGCTCTTCTTCGGTGCGCTCACCCTGCATCTTTCGCATGTCCTTCAAGTCCATGACTTTCTCCTTAGTCGACCGCGTGTTTCTTCGCGATCTCAAGGAGCGCGTCAATGTCCGCCTTGTCGACCATGTAGCCGCTAAGCTCCACCTTTCCGCCGGCCTCTTCGAGCGCGGCGTAGGCGGCCGCGGATGCACGGTCAAGATCAACCTTCCCTTCGTCCACGATGCCGAGCATCTTGAGCGTCGGCAGGGACTGCTCGACACGCACCGCTACGGCGTCGCGGATGTAGGGGGAGACGAAGCCGATGCCAAACTTCAGGAGCCCGGTGGGTGCCTTCGGCATGACCACCGTGGTGATGAATTCGCTGGCAATCGTCGGTATCTGGGAGACTTCAACGTTCATGACGCGCTCCTACCGGTTACTGCTGCGCCGTCGTTCGGGCGGGATTGGAGACCGTCACCTGAGTCGCGCCTTCGGGAGACGTCCACTCGTTGTAACGGGGCATCGGCTGCGGGCAGATCGCGCCAAGCGGCACGACCTCCTTTGTGATGGCGTTGACACGAGCCTTGAGACAGCCGACCTCGGTGGCCAGATTGTTGAGGCCGCATGCACAGTCGGAGGCGACGCGGTCGATCTTCTGCGTGACGATCTGCTCTCGGAGGAGGGCCTTCTCGATCTCGCACTTCTGCTGTGCTTCGAGCACCGCCACGCGTTCGCGATTGGCCGCGGACTCCTGCGCAATCGGCGTGATGTAGGCGTACATCTCGTCTCGAAGCGTCTTGTTGTCGGCAAGCGTCTGCTTGTAGACCGCCGCATCTTGGTTGTCGCTGTAGCGCATGGCCGTCAGTTCCGCGATCTTCGCGTCCTTTTCAGCCAGAGCATTGAGCGCCATGCCAGCCTGAGCGTTCTGACAATTGCCGCCGCCAAACAGCCCGCCAAGAAGGCCGCCACCGTTTCCATTAGCGTTGAGAAGCCCCAACGCGGTCCCGGCGATTCCGAGACCCAGGCCGCTACCCGCGACCCCTTTACTAGCGAATTCACCCATAGTGAACCCCCTTACTAAAATGCGCGAGGTGTCGGCTCGAAATGCCTCTATTCCTCGCGCATTCTTAGTCTGGACTACGGATTCCCTCTCATGCACCCACTCGCCTTGCTTGTGCGACCTTGAACGCTCGCTCAAGGTACTCGTCCACGTCCGCTTTTCGCCATCGTTGGCGGCCGAGGATGAGGGCAGGAGCGGGAAAGCGTCCTTCACGCACAGCCTTCGTAAGGGTGTTGGGGGCGCACCCTACATAGGTACGCACCTGCTTTGCGGTCATCAGTTCTTGCGGTTTCATGCTTTTCTCCTTTCCATGAGCAGGTCGAGGACACTGCGCTTGGTTTTGATTCGTTCTTGTACGACCTCGTCCAAGGTGTCTTTTGCGATGATGTTGTAGACGAAGACGGGGCGCGGATGCCCCGCCTGCGCCTGTCGTGTCGGTCCGATGCGCTCGATGATCTGCTCGTGCTCCTCGAGGTTCCACCCGGTGGAGTAGAAGACGAGGATGTTCCCGCCGTCCTGCATGCTGAGGCCGTGGCCGCACGAGGCGGGGTGCGCAAGGAGCATCGGGATCTTGCCGGCATTCCAGTCGCGGATCGTCTGCGGGTTCTTGTCGAGCACGCGGGATCCCTTGAAGTAGGAGAGGATCCTGTCGCGCTCGTGCTTGAACTGGTACGCCACGAGGATCGGCATGCCGTTGGCTTCCTCCACGATGGAGGCGAGCGCACGGAGCTTACTGTCGTGGACGTGGAAGTAAGGCTTCGTCGTCCCTCCGTCGACGCGTTCTACCGACTGTGCGGCCTTCGCCTCGGCAAGCCGCTCGAAGTCAGGCGTTACTTCCTCGCCTTCGTAGAGGTTGCCGGAGGCAAGCTGCAGACAGGCAGACGTCTTCGTAGCCGCGTTGGCCGTGTCGACGGCGTACTCGCCCAGCTCGACGTAGAGGTTCCGCTCGAGGCTTCGGTACGCCTTCATCACCTTCTCGTCGAGCGTTACCTCCACGTCCATGACGATGGGCTTCTGGATGTCGAACCAGTCCTCGGCGTTGAGCTTGAGCGCGATGTCCTGCGTCTTCTCAAGGATCGCTTTCTCGGCGAACCCGCGGGGCTCGTACTTCACCGCGAAGGCGTTGGCGCCCACGCGGATAGGCGTGAAGTAGACCTCTTGGTATCGGCGCATCGTCTTGCCAAGGCGCTCGCCTTTGTCCAAGAACCAGAACTGTCCCCAGAGATCGAGGAGCCCGTTCGAGGCGGGTGTCCCCGTGAGCTCGATGAAGAACTCGGAACGCCACGCGACGGAGCCGAGCGCCTTCGCACGGGACCCACCCGAGCGGGTGCGGAAGCTCTTCAGGCGCGTGGCCTCATCGGCGACGATGATGTCGAACGGCCAGTTGCCGTCGAGCTCCTCGACCAGCCAGGGGAGGGACTCGTAGTTGACGCAGTAGATGTCGGCCTTCTCATTGAGCGCCTTCTTCCTCTGCGCCTTCGAGCCGTAGAGGACGGAGACGCGCATGTGGGAGAAGTCCTCCCACTTGGCGACCTCATCCGGCCACGTCGATACGGCCACACGGAGCGGGGCGAGGATCAGCGCGGGGCCTACGCCTTCTACCGACTGGAGAAGGTTGATGGCGTAGAGCGTCGAGCTAGTCTTGCCCATACCCATGCCTGCCCACACGGCAGTCCGCTCGCGGGAGAGGATGTGGTTGACGATCAGCCTCTGATAGGGACGAGGGGTGAACTTCATGATTTCCCCTTGTCTTCGCACCAGGATAGAATCCACGCGACAAGCCCGGCGGCGAGGAGCGGGAGCAGCGTAACGAACATCCCGAAAAGGGCATCACACATACGGGTCTTCCTCCAGCGCGCGCCAGGAGCGAAGCGAGAGCTCCGTGAGCACGCTGTCAATGTCCTCCTTGGACGCCACCCAGCAGGCGTGAAGCCCGCTGTCATTGAAGATGGCAAGCTCGCGCGTCTGCTCAGGGCGGGGCCGCTGCCCCGGCGCCTTCACTTCCACGAAGACGGCTGCGCCCGGCGCAAGGATCAGTCGGTCCGGCGCTCCGTGGCGCCCTTCGTAGGAGAGCTTGCGCACACGGAAGCCTTCTGCCTTCGCCCGCTTGCACAGGTAGGCTACGAGTTTTCCTTCAGGTGTCATAGGTCCTTCCCGAGAAGCTTGCCGGCCGCGTACCCAATGACGGGAGCGATGGCGATGACTACTCCCAACTGGGCGAGACGCACGAGCGTACTGTCGCCAAGCAGGTGTTCAAGCAGGGCAAGGAGGGCACCTACCACGAACGCGCAGGCGGCGATCGCCAGAAGGAGTCGTAGCATTAACCAGTAGAACCCACAGAAGTCCTTCATTTTTCAGCCTCCTTCATCATCTGGATGCGGATAGAGCGATAGTCCTTCAGCGCCTCGACGAAATAGGACAGGTCGCGGATAACCGAGTCGACCTCCTCCATGGTCGGAGGAGTTTGACCTTTCCAGCCCTCTTTTCCTGCAGTCGCGTACCTCTGGATGAAGTCCAAAGCGACGATTGCCATGCGTCTGTATTCTCTTTCAGGTCTCATTCCTCTTTCTCCTTTCTGATCCACCACGACGGAATGTCGAGATAGGCCCATGCGATGTCGTCGAAGTCCTCGACTTTGTACTCGTTTCGCTTCGTGACCCTGCAGCCTTTGACGGTCTTTACTTCGTAGAAGAACTCGATGCCCAGTCCGAAATAGCCTCTCGGAATGTAGACGGGCTTTCCGCCTTTCAAGGCAATGATGATGAGTTCTTTGCCTGTGTCCGGGTGCGTCGCTTCATCGTCTGCATCGAACCGCTGCCATTGGATGTTTCCGAATTCACTCATTCCTCGTCCTCCTCGTCCCACGGGCGGAAGCGGGCAACGCTTTGGCTGTACGCCTCAGGCCAAGCCCCACCATTGACATCGCACCATGAGCCGCCTTCGATAAAGAGCCGATACTTGGCGCAGGCCTTTCTTCCATCGCGGCACTCGACGCGCATCAATACGCCTTCGGGCGGCTCGACTTCGGGAAAGTCGTTCCATCCGTGCGGGTCGTACTCGCGCACTTCTTCGTCCTCCTTCTGCTCGACGAGTTGGTAAATGGCCATTCTCACTGCCGCTAAGCAGGAGACAACATCCGTCCTCAGGACGACAAAGCCGTTGGCAGCGGCACCGCAGATCCCGTTCTCGAACAGCCAACGGAGCGGACCGTTGTGCTTCTCCGCGATGAAGCGTGCGGCACAGGCCCCTCTGGCCGACAGAACAGCGGCCATGGAGCCGTTGTCGAGGAGGGCAAGCTGTCGATTGAGGTACCACTGGGCCTTCTTCAGGTCCTCGAGCTCGGGGCACCCCTCCTTATTGCCGGCGCGGCAGAGGTACTTGACGGCGTTGCCCAGGCAGAAGGGCAATTCTTGGCACACGTCGATGGGCTGAACGAGGTAGCCCGCATCTTCGTAGTGCTTCGGGTGGTTGATGTTGTCGTTCACTTGATCTCTCCTTTGTTGAACGCGAGACGGCGCCAGTCGTAGACACTCGTCAGAAAGGTTTCGAGCTTGTGGATCTCAGTCAGCGGGATGCCCTTGACGCCATCCATGTCGATGACGACCTTGGGCATGCCCACCTTGGAGACGCCGACCACGCGGGCGGTGACGCGCACAGAGCTGTCTTCGCCGTGGATGGCGCAGGTCGGCAAAGGGTATCGATGGGTAATGCAATTCATGGTTTGATAGGTGTGTAAAGTAAAAGGACAAATGGTTTGGTTATCGGCACCACGACATCTTCGTCATGACAGTGCCACTCCCAGCGGTTCATGGCGCCGTTCCGTTCAATCCAACCCCGTCGGGTCTTCTTGTTGATGACCGCGAAGCCTCCTCGGCCCTGCACCTTGTCGAAGTCGTCATCGTTGACGGGGTCGACAAGGAAGCCGGAGCCTGTCGGGATGTCGAAGATGTGACCGGACGCCTCAAGCGCCCACATGGACTTCAGGAGCTCGGAGCGGTTGCACGAGTCCTTCATCTGCTTCAGATACTCAAGCGCCAGGTCGACGGGCTCGAAGAGCGCATCCGGCAGCTCGGGCTCTTCCCGCTTCTTGAGCTGCGCCATGCAGTTGAGCGAGGCGAACGCGAGAAGGAAAGTGAGCCTCATCGTCGTCTTCTCCTCGAACCCCTGGCTCAGAACCCACGCGTGGCGAAGCGCGGACTGGACGTGCCATGCGTCCTCTTCGTTCCCCTCGCCACGGCGCAGAACATCGAGGTGGACGTACGGATGGATGTCCGACCTCGCGCGGTCCCCCTCCGTCAACTCCCCCAGCGTCAGGGAGTAAATGAAAGAAGGGGCGTGCGTGCGCTTCGGACGGTACTTCTTGTTTCGCTTTTTCATTTTTGAACCTTTAAAAGCCCCATTTGGAAGGCTTCGTAAACCGCCTCGGCGGCGTTGTGGACACCCAGCTTCTTAAAGAGCTTCTTCCTGTGCGCGACGACAGTCGCGAACGAAATGCCCAGGATTTCCGCAATCTGCGTTTGCTCGAGGCCCTTCGCTGTGAGCTGTAGGATTTCCAACTCGCGAGGCGTCAGGCGCAGGTCTTTCTCTTCGGCCATGGTCTAGTCCTTCCTGTATCTGTAGGCTTCGTAGCCCGCCGCTACGAGAGGAAGCCCAGGCGCCCAGTCGGGCAGCGTCGACATCAGATGCTCCATCTTCTTGAAGGTGAATTCGTCGGTGTCGGGCGCTTCCGTGATCGCTTCGTCGTGGATGGTCAGCACGGTCTTGTAGCCCGCAGCGTCCATGCGGAGAAGCCCTTCGGAGAGGAGATCGCAAGCGACTGCCTGGGTAATGTTTTCCACGTTTTTCGCGCCGTATGACTCGATCTTTTCCCACTTGCGCGAGAACTGATTAACGCCCATATAGGTGAACGAGTCCTTGCCGACCCCCGGATTCGTCTTCGGCGACGGATAACAAAGAAGGCGGCCGCTCGGCAGTCGGATGACGAGGAAGCTCTCAGTCCTGGCGAAGGCGACGTAGCCGACGCGAACACTCTCCCGAGAGACGATGGCCTTCTGCACGGCCTGCCCGACGTTCTTCCAAAGGGCGACGATCTTGGGGTTCGTCTTTCGCCACAGGCGCTTCAAGGTCTCGCAAGCGATGAAAGTTTCACGCTCAAGCCCTCCCGTCATCTTCTTTTCTGCAAAGAACGAGTAGCTGTCGGCAGCATCAAGCCAGTCGGCGCGCGGTGCGCTCGACTTCACGTACTCGGCCATCTCGTTGAGGTTCATCCCATACCCAGATGCGAAACGGGCGAACGCCGCGGCTCCTCCGCCATACCCGAGCGCGAGCTCGAGCACCTTGCCGATCTGGCGCTGAGGCTTCGTCACGTCCTCAGGCTTCACGCCGAAGGCTCGGGCGTAGGCCAACTTGTACAAGTCGTGCCCGTGCCCTGCATCGAAGTCTCGGAAGGCTTGAAGCTTCCACTCCTCACCGGCAAGCCAAGCGAGCACACGGCCTTCCACGTTGGAGTAGTCGGCGACGATCAGTTTCTTGCCGGCAGGTGCGATGATCTCGCCGCGGAGAAGGTTGGGAAGAACCGAGCTCGGGTCTTCGTAGAAGCACTCGAACGTTCCGTCCTTGAGCACGGCTGCCGCGAAGTCGATCTCTCTCTGCGGCATCGTGGGACGGGCCAGATTTTGAGGTTGGAAACCACGGCCGCCCCATCGTCCGGTTCGCGCCGCGCCGCGGAACTGGAGCCCCCCACGGATGCGACCGTCCCCGTTGACGCGACGCAGAAGCGCCTTGAACTTCTGAATGGAAGTCTTCGTGGACATGAGACGAAGCTTCAGGAGCTCACGAACAGGCTCGGGCACGGACGGATCGTCCACGCGCTTCTCGAGCTCGGCCTTCGTCATCGTGTCGATCTTCCAGCCGTACTCGCGAGCCATGTAGTCGATGAGCGCATCACGCTGCGTGGCGGCACCGACTTCACCGTTCGTCTGACGCTGAGTCTCCTCGGCCAGGAGCTTCTTGTTCCGCTCGGATAGGTCAACCGCGGCCTCGGCAAGCTCAACGTCGATCTGCATGCCGCGGCGGTTGATCTCGGCATCGAGCACCTGCAGGCGATGCTCCCACTCCGTGCAGTTCCACTTCGGCAAAGCCTTGAAGAGCTCACGCTCCGCCTCCACGTCGAGCCTGCAGTAGTTGACGAACTTGATCCAGTCCTCGGGCTTCGTGTAGCGGTCATGGCGACGCACCTTGTAGCACTCAGGCTGGGGCTTGCAGAAGAGCTGCACGAGGCGCTTGCCGTCCTTGTCCTTCGCTTTGTCGGTCGGCATGCGGAGCACGTCGCACAGGTCGCCAAGAGCGCCGGGGAGTCCGTGCTGATAGGCGATGACCATGGTGTCCACGATCATCTCGAGCGGGATGTGGTAGCCGTGGGCGGCAAGCACAACCGTGTCGAACATCATGCCGTTGTGCCAGACGATCTTGCGCTCGCCCGCCTGCACTTCCTTGAGCGCCTTGGCAAGCGCTTCGGGCATCTCTTTGGTCTGCGGGTTCGTGCAGTCCCAGACGCGGGCGGGTTCGTTGTCGACGGCGTAGCCCCACAGCAGAATCTCGCAGTCTTCCGCATAACGGAAGCTGCCGACTTGGGGGAGATTGAGCGGAGAGAAGGTCTCAAGGTCCGCGAAAAGGTATTTCATGGAAGACTCCATTTGCAAGTCAAAGGACTCATCAGTTTGGTCGGGTCAAGGCGTACGAGCACCTTTTCACGGGAGTAGCCGTTGCGGATCGCCCAGCCGTAGAACTTCTCGAAGTCCTGCCATGCGGGGCAGCAGGCGGCACGGTCCAGCGCCGTCCAGTACGCGAGGACTCGATCCTTCGTGAACCGGTCCATCGCATCCCGCCCATACCACTTTTTGAGAGACGGGTTCTCGGGCACGTACAGCGGGCCGTCTTGTTCAGCCTTGTCATGCCGGCGGATTGCCGCGGCCTTGATCGCTTCTTCGCGTCGGCGCTCCCCCTCCGCAACCGAGCAGCGCTCGCCACTGATCGTGAGGTTCCCGCTCTCGCGCAACGCGACGCCGTTTGCGCGGGGGCGGCATCCGCAGTTGACGGCTTTGCTGTAGAGGCTGAGTTCTTTCACCTTGAAGGGCTTCCCACAGAAGGGGCAATGGGCGACGACAAGCCAGCGCTTCGCGGCCGAAGGCGTCGCGTACCAGCCGACGACATCTACGATCTCTTTGCCGGCAACGAGACGCCCTATGCGGCGTTGCCGCTCATCTTCTGTCGGCTTGTGAAGTTGATCCATGTGAGACTCCTTTGAAAAACTGGGGAGCCCTTGGGGGAGGATGAGGGCTTGCCGTGCGGCAAGAGCTGCAGATGCTCATCCTTTTGTGATCGTGGTGCTAGAACTCCGGCATTACTGCCTGATGAATCACCCGACCCGCTACGGCTCTGCGTTCCGAGCGGTTTCCCCCGCGGCTCTGGATCAAGCCTCCTCCTCTGGGGAGAAGAGGGGGCTTTGTTCAAAGTCGCGTAAGCGCTTTACGGGATGTCGGTGAAGTCGGGATCGTCGTCCGCCTTCAGATCATCGAAGTCATCGTCCTTGGCGACGGAAGCGCCGCCGATCGGATCGCCGTCTTCAACAAACTGGATGCCACAGAGCGTGAAGGAGAAGCCAGGCTGGATGGGCGTGCCATTCTTCGCCTTTCCGCTGTAGCACCAGAGATCCACGACAACGTTGCAGACAGCGCCGCTGTAGATCTTTCCGTCCTCGGGGCGCAGTTCAACCGTGCGGTCACGACCGACGATGCGCGGGGCCTGCTGGTCGGGACGGCGCTTGGCGCTCAGGAAGTAGAAGCCGTCCTCGTCGTTGTGACGGAGCCCCTTGTTGTTGTCGATCTTCTCGACACGGGCATTAAAGGCTTTGGCGTCCCTGCCCCAGAAGGCGTTAGCGGCCACTTCCTTCGCGGCATTAATCATCTCCACGATCTTCATGTGCTCGGGGTTGTCCTCGTAGAGGCGAACCTGCACGGAGTACTCGTCCTTGCCAGAGAGGTCGTTGTGCTTCGGTTCGAAGACTTCCGGGTAGGCGATGCGCACCTTGCGCAGCACGAGGTGGAGCTTCTTGCGCTCTTCAGCAGTAAGTTTTGCCATTTGTATTTCCTTCAAAAATGACAGGGTTTAATTGGCTTGTTCAGCCTTGGGGTCGAGATCGTCAAAGTCGTTCTCGAGTTGCGGCGTCAACGCGGGGCGCTCGTCCGTGCTGGGCACGATCAGAGGCTTGCCGTCGCTTCGACCAATGAGGTTTGAGAGTCGAGCCCAGTACTTGGGTCCGATCTCGCCCGCCTTGTGGAGCTTCTCGGCTGTGGTCGGCGAGATGACCTTTCGGTCGTATGCCTGATCGACCTTGAGGGCTTTCCGCAGTTCAGCCTCGGCGGCTTCGGCATCCGTCCACTTGCGCGGACCGGGGCGACCCGCGACGAGCTTGTAGCCTTCGGTCTCGCCATGGCTGTTGAGACGGTCGTACATGGCGCCCTCCACGGCGTCGCACCACATGCGAATCACCTTGAGCCAGCTGTATGCGGCCGCCAGGCGCTCGGGCGTGGTCGGCACGGGGATCGAGCTCGGGAGCGCGACGGGCGCGGCTTGTTCAGCCTCGGCGACGTAAGCGAGATCCTCGAAGTCCGCTTCGAGCGCCTCCACCGTGGACCGATGCAGGATCGGACAGATCGCCTTCGTCTTGCAGAAGCGGCAGATGTGATCGTTCGGGATCGCGAAGTCGCCTTCTGGCGCCATGCCGGAGCCCTCGAGCGGCAGGAAGGGGTAGTCCTCCTTCAGGTCTTCGGGATGCTCGACCAGGTGGAGTGCACGATCCGCCGCTCGTCGGATATTCGTGAGGAACTTCCCCTCAAGCGCTGCACGGTCAACCGCCCACTCGCAGACGTTGTCCATTCGCGGCTGGATGATGTGGAGCACGACCTTTTCGATGCCGAACATCATGCCTTCGGGGTCTAGTTCAGCCATGGCGGCAAGCGCGTAGACGCCGAGCTGGGCGTTGTGCTTTGCTTCGACTTTGACGCCGGCGCCGTACTTGAAGTCAATGATGTGGAGCACACCGTCTTTGTCGATAACCACGCAGTCGGCAGTGCCGAAGGCGTCGGGCTCGCCCGTGATCGGCGTGACCGGCAGGCGGACCTCGACGGCGCGATAGAGAGCACCTCCGGCCAGGTCAACCACGTGGGACACATACTCGCGCACGTGGGACTCCATGCCGTCGTGAGACAGCTTGATGGCCGCGCGCTCTGCGGCTTCGGCGCGGTTTAGGTCGCGGCCCGCAAACTTCGCCCGCAACTCGAGCTCACACCAGCGGTGTGCCGCGGTGCCTTCTTCTGCGTAAGGGCTGGAGTCCTCCGGCGCGTCCTTGGAAAGAAGGACGGACGCCGGGCAGTAGCCAATACGCTCGCAGCTCGACGGGCTAATGAGAGCATGCTTAGCCATGGTCACGCCTCCGCCTTCGCTAGTTCAGCCTTGACGGCTGCAAGCGCCTCCGCGTAGCGAGCGCTGTCCAGCGTGCGGAAAGAGCTTGCGCCGATGGCCTCAAGTGCGGCGCGCATGACATCCTTGGCGTCGGAGCGGCCGACGACGAGCGCGTGAAGCGCGGCCATGAAACCGGCGGGGTCCTTCGGCACGTTTTCGACCTCCGCCGCGGGCGTGGCGGCTTCGGGCGCCAGTTCAGCCTTAGGGGCTTCGGCGGGATCCTCCACGGGTTCCGGAGCGGCCGGGGCGGCAGCTTCGGCGCAGGCGGGGGTCGCGGGTGCGGGCGTCTCTTCGGGCGTGGGGACGGTAACCGGCGCGCCGGTGGTCGGGGCCTCCTGCGCTGCCGTGTCGGCGTTGAGAGAGCGACCGGCGACGATGGCGCGGGCGATGGTGGCCAGGGTCTTGACCTCATCGGTCAGAGCTCGAATCTCAGTTTCAAGACTCACGATAGAGCCTCCCAAAAAATGAAAGTGAAGGGCGGGGCGGCGTATGCAGCCCCGGGTTACTGCGCAGAGAAAAACCCGCGGCGCGGGGCTGTAGGCTTTCCTCTGCGGGCCGGCATGACACCGGCCGCGTGGGCGCTACCATCGATAGATGTCCGGTAGCTTTTCGGCTGTCGGTCTGCGCACTACGCGGAAGTCCAGCAGCGGAAACCGCAGGCGGGCGCGGCGGGCGTCGGCCAGGGCCTCACATGCGGAGTAGTAGGCACGGGGCAGCACCTGCCAACGGTCACCAGTCCGCGCGGCTTGACGTAGGGCGAGTACGTAGATCATTCGCTGCGCTCCTTGCGCGTGCGGGCGATGGCACACGCCTCGAGGTACGAAAAGCAAATTTCTGCGAAGTCCTCGCGGCCGGCCATGTCGTTGCGAATCGCATCCATTGCGGCGGCCACCGTGGCCGCGCCGGTTATCTCTTTCAAAATCGACCCGGAAAGTTTTTCGATTCGGCCGGCGGCATCGACGCGGTAGAAATTCCTTGCTGTCATGGCTCAATACTCCAAATTTGGCCGCCTCGAAAGGCGGCCGGTGTTGACTAGTGCGAGCGGGGCGGCTTAAAAAATCGTTGCGTACACGTCCGCATACTCCGCATACTCCGCAGAATCCGCGCGCATCGGCATGACCGCCGCGATGGCGTCAGACGAAATCGCAGCGCACTGCGGCCCGTGCTCGTCCGCTGCGAAAAAGCGGACATGGACATGCGACGCGACTTTGGGACGATCATCCAGTAGCTCCGCGGCCTTGCAAATCGTCCCAAGTAGCTTCGGATTAACCGCAGCCGGGGGCGTGGCCTGCCGGACCGCGCCGGGGATCGGAAGCGCGCGGCGATAGTCGACATAGCTCGCATCTACCATTTGGGCGAACGCCGAGACGATCTCGTTTTCACGGTCGCGCAGCACATCCTCAATCGCGACCCTGGCGTCAGTCAGGACAAGCGATAGACGTGCGTACCTGCTGCCGGAGTCGATGGCCAGAACGCCGGCGCGGCGGATGTCTGCGGCACGGAAAGCGGACAGCGCCGGCTTAAGCGAAGCCGCGGAGAGCAGCACGGGGGCGGTCTTTCCGTAGAGCCGCGCCGGGGCCGTGGCTACAAACATCATGTTTTTGTCGGTAGCTACGATACGCACGCGGCCTGCGGCGGGGTCGGGGTCGATACATACAGCGGTAAGCTGTTCGCGAACATCGTCCTTTGCAGCGAAAAGAATGGCAGCGCGGAGCAGTGCGACGGCGCGGGGCTTGAGAGCGATAAGAGAAGCCATGATGAAATTCCTTTTTAGTGAGACTGAGGGGCCGGCGCAGCGGCCGGCCGGTGACTTACCGATTACTGGACCTGCGCCCAAGCGGTCTTGTTTTCGAGATAGAAACGCTCGAAAGCGTCAAGAGTTTCCTCGGGCATATATCCATCGAGCTGATCGCGCGCATCGGCCCAATCGGCCGCGCCATGGGCTTCGCAGCGCGGATAGTCGTCGCTGTAGCGTCGATAGGCGTATACGTCAGTAAGTTCGGAATTCTCCTCAGACGGATAGGCGAAAAGGCACCATCCGGACGCGGCGCGGATGTGCTCAGTGCTGCCGGCGCCGTCACGGACGGCAGGCAGATAGAAATCGATGAGTGAAGTCGTGAGTACGGCCGGCGCTCCGGCAACGTTGAAACCGGGCGTACGGAGCGCATCAAGCAATGCGGCCTCGGCAGTCTCTTCGGCCAGAGCGAGACCGGCGGCCTCGAGGTCATCGGAATCGAAATCGATCCAGGCGGGCGCCTCATCGTCACGCAGATCGGCGCGGGACAGCACCAGCGTGAATCGCACGCCGTCGCGCGGCGCGGTGCGGTGCGGAAAAAGGCCGCGCCATAGATGCGGACCGTGCGTCCGTCCGGGTCAATGTCATAGGAGGACGTGTCGAGGTCGTACATGTTCACGATCGGGCGAGGGGTTGCGGGGGAAAGGTGGGCGGCGTCAAGGGCCGCGCGGGAGGTGTTTGCGTACATAGTGAGTCCTAGCTGATGAGTTGAAAAAAGCCCCTGCGGTTTTGCAGGTGAAAGCGTCCGGACGCCCGGGCGCTCTCATATGCACCCCACCGGTGCGGCGGGGCGCGGGGCTTTTAGCAATAGGCGTCTGCGCAAGTTTCGATCCAGTCGACGAAGGCGCAGTTTCGGGCGCTCATCACCACGCGGTCGGCGCCCCAGGCGGCGGTGATCGTGAGCTCGCCCCAGTAGGATTCATAGCGAGCGCGGATCGTCGGACCGCCTACGGCAAGATCAAGATCGGCGATGTATTCGCCGGTTCGACCGTTGAGGTAGACCTCAAAAGAGAGCGGGTCGCGGTACTCGTCCGCGTGCTCCTCATCGTCATCGGCCTGGCCGAAATACTCAGCGTCGAGCCATGCGACAGCGGAGGCGCACAGCTGGCGGAAGCAATCGACGTCGTGAAGCTCAGCGGCGCGCAGTCCGATGCGCGCTTCGGCGGTGGCGAGGATTTCGGCCGCGATGGCGGCAACGGTGTTGTTGGTGTTGGTCATGGTGAGTCCTAGCAAGTTAAGTAAGTGATTAGTCTTCGGCAGCGTCGAAAAGCGCGCCGGAGAGAGAAGCGAAAAGAGCAGAGAGAGCGCAGCCTGCAGCCAGCTTGACCACGGCGACGGCGTAGGCGCCGGCGGTCAGGTCGACCGATGAGGCCGCCGCGCCGGCGGCAAGCGCCGCCACTGCGAGGGCAGCGGCGCACATGGCCAGGCGGGTCAACAGAGCGCGGCAGGCCGTCATGCCTTGACCTCGCAGCCGTAGCGAGCAGCGAAAGCGGCGCGGCGCTCAATGCGCTCGGCGATTTCGCGAAGGGCGCCGATGCGGTTAGCTTTCTGGAAGTCGACCAGGCGGTCCCAGTCCGCCGGGAGCTCCACGGCGGCGCCGGCGCGGCGGGCGAAGTCGAGATAGAGGGCATCAGTGCGACGGCGGGCAGCGGCGCGATCGGCGGCGCGCATGCGGTCAAATTCTTCGTCACGGCGACGATCGGCGGCTTCACGGGCGAGGGCTTGGCGGATGATCGCGATGGTGAGAAAAACGGCGATGACGGCGATTGCGACGAGGTAGTGGGCGATGATGGCGGGTGTCATGGTGTGGAGTCCTAGTTGTGTGTTCATTGGTGCTGAATCGTGCTCGATTCGTGTTAAGTGCATATTACACCTAAATGAGCACGAACGAACACAGCAAAGATGAGCACATTTGACATAGATCAAGCACGCTCAGGCCGTAACCGCCGAAGGATTGACTGGCTTTATTTGCGTAATTTGCATATAATGCGTTTAACGAAAGGGGAAACCCCATCACTTAAACGCAAGGAGCACACCATGCCGCGCATCACTGGTAAATTCACGATCACCCACAACGGGAACCCGGTCACGTTCACGCTTGTAGGCGAAACCTACAAGTCTGTCGACACAGAGTCCGGCGTCAAGTCACGCAAGGTGATCAAGTGGCAAGCAACGGAGCACGACGCCGAATTCGGTGAGATCACTCGCTTCGTTTTCGTCCTTCCGCGCACGAACCGCGCCGAAGTCGTCGAGCAGTATCTGTATCCGTCGCAGGGCATCATCTACTGATCAAATCCGACAGGCACAAAAAAGCGCCCCACTTACCAGCAACGGTAGGTGGGGCGCTTTTTTGTGCCTGAAAACTCGGTTTTTTTGTGAGTTGGAATGCAACTCCGATTTTTCGTGAGTTAGCCGAAGAAAAAGGCAGTGCTTACGTGCTTATCTACCCCCTCCCGTAACTTCTCTCATACGTGAAAATCAAGGGGGTACCCCCTTTAGTTACGCCTATAGGAGGTTTATGTTTTTGACCGAAATAAGCACGTAAGCACTGCTGCGGTTTTTAGGCCGCGCATCCGCTTGGCCGAAGGGTGGCGCCGGGCGCTATGCGCTAGCCCGCGGGAACGGCGTGCCGTGCGGTTTTGCGGCGTGCGGTGGGGTGGCGCCGTGGGGTTGGCGTTGCTCTGGCCTACCCGACGCGCCGCGTCGCGTTGCGGTTTTTTGGTGCGGGCGCGCGGGCAGTCCGCCGCCAGGGATGCCGACCGGCGGCATCGGCTGCGCTCATGGATGTGGGGATTTCTGTATGAACTCACAGCCTCACCGCCCGCCGCGCCTTGATGCGCGGGAATTCCTGCCCGTCCGTTCGACGGTTGCGGCTTTCGCCGGGCGATTGCGGCTAGACTCCGGCCGCAGGAGGAAAGCACATGACAAAGACGATTGCCGTAAGCGCCGCCGGGCGACCGGTCGGCGAGGACTCCGCGCGGTGCCGGTGGCCCGACGCGGTGGTTGAGGAGATTCGCCAGCGTGTGGCCGCCGGAGAGACCGTCACCGCGGCCGCCGCCCGCTTCGGCGTGCCTTTCAACACCGCGAAGGACTTCGTGCGATGTCACCGCCGCGCCGTGCTGCCCGCCGCGTGGGTGACCGTCCGTGCGGGGCGTCGGGTGTCGGTCGGCTGAGGCGCTCGTCGGGGACGGGTGGGGGCCCAATTTCGCCGCTCGTCCGCGGGGGACCTCACCTGACCGGCAAGCTCAAAAATTTTTCATTTTCGAACTTCCCTTTTTCCCGAGTTCCCACTGCCCGCCTTTCCAAAAATTTTTAGGAAATTTTCACAATGGCTCAAACCGTCGCAAACAAGATCAAATCGATTCAGATCCTCGAGAAGCCCTCTAGCAGGGCCGCTACGGCGTCGACACCCTCGGACGAGCAACCACAAGGGGACGGTCTCTTCGGCGCCTCAGCGTGCTCAAAAACGTCCATTCCTGCCTCGTCTGAAGCCGTGGTAAGGATCGTGCATGAAGGGGCGCCCAAGACAGTGTCCGACATGGACCCGTCGAAGCGACGTGCGCACTACAAGCCCGTGACGCCGGACGAGGACTGGCGCCCGGAGTGGGGACCGAGGAAGCGTCGTCCCGGGCTGACGAAGGAGGACAGGGCGCTGATGCGTCGGGTGGCGACTGAGGCGATGGTGGGGCTGCCGGAGGTGCCGGAGTATCTGCCGACGGATGCGGAGACGGGCCGCGTGGTGAAGTCGCCGGAGCTCTTGGACGCGCTCTGTGCCTACTTGGCGCAGGGCGGGATGATGCTGACTTTTGCGAAGCGTGTGGGTCTTGGCCGCAGCATGCTGTCGCAATGGTGCTCGAAGGATCCGAAGTGGAAGGCGGCTGTTGCGAAGGCTCGGGAGCAGGGCGTTGACGCGCTAGCCGAGGAGGCGTTGGCGATGGCGACGGACCCGCTGATGGTGGAGGACGTGTACGAGCGCTATGACAACGACGGGAACCTGCTGAGCATGGACGTGAAGAAGGGGGATGCGGTGTACGCGAGGAAGCTGGCGGTGTCGACGCGGCTTGACCTCCTGAAGAAATGGGCGCCGGAGAAGTACGGCGACAAGGTGGAGGCGAAGACCGACAGCTCTCTTGCCTCCCGCATCCTTGCCGCCAGACAGCGCGTGGCGGGGAAATCGTAGGTTAGAAAAACGGGCGATAAAGGCCGACACATACCGCCAAAACTTTTTTAATTTTTACGTTTGGAATGTTGAATTCCGAGTTGTTGTCGAAAGATAAAAACATTTCGGAAATATCTCTCTTAAATCTTCCAATAATCGCGGAATTATTTTCCGTTTCCGCCAGAACGATTTGCCCGGACTTTATGCGGGGCCACTCTTTGCAGAAGTAGAGAGCGTCTCCGTCCTGTACGGCAGGCGCCATGGCGGCGGTCTCCGCGACGATTGCGAAGTCCGGCGTGGGCACGTTTGTGGTGTAGAGCATTTCGGGCGGGAGCGCGATGAATTCGCAACTGGAGAATCCAGGCGTGCAGAAGTAATCAGCGGTCTGGGAGAGTGCCAGGATTGGAATTTCCCGCATGGGGGTCTCGGCATGCGCCCCATGAAAGATGTTTCCTTGGCCTCTCAGCTCTTGAAGATGTTTCTCGTAGGCCATTTCCGCTCGGTAATCGTCGTCTCTAGCATCGGTTGCGGAGGCCACCCACAAAACTTTAGGGTCAACGGCCAGCGCGGCGGCCAGTTTCGCGATTGTGGCGGGGTGCGGGGTCGACTCTCCTGATTTCAGCCGCTGGATAGTTGCGGTAGCGACGCCCGAGAGCTTTGACAATTTACGTACGGAGAGCCCGTTCTCGACCATGAGCTCGTGAAGTGTGCTCAAAAAGGTGGTATTGGTTGACATAGTGTACTCGCTGTGCTTATTATTCATGTCGCCATACTTGTATTCTATATTTTTGGAGCACTCATGTCGAGTAATGACTACATCTCCCCAAAGACGGCCTTGGCCTATCTTGTCCGTTCCGGCCTTAGCAAGCGAGCAGTCGCAAAGTACTGCGATATAACTCCAATGACGCTGTACAGGATTCAGAACGCCCCGGATGGCTTTGCTTTTCGCGAAAGCACGGTGAAGAAAATGCACGATGCGTATACGCGTAGAGAGCAGGAAATGGCGTCGGACGCCCGTGTTCGCAAGGAGCTCGGGTTATGACCTCGTTCATCCGTGAGAAAGGGCCGAGGCTCATCGAGAACGGCTACCCCGTGGTTCCGCTGTCGAAAGGCAAGAAGCATCCGACCACGCCCAACTGGCAGAACTCTCCGCTCACCGCCCAGGCTTGCCGACAGCGGCCGGAGGGTGAGGGCGTCGGCGTGCTGTGCGGGTACGGCGACACGCCTATCTGCGCCATCGACGTTGACTTTCGCGGAACCGATGCGGAGGCGAAGGCGCTTTTTGACGCCCTCTGCAAGGCTAACCCTGCGTGCGCGATGGCCGTTTACCGTGTCGGTCGCGCCCCGAAGTTTGCGCTCCTCTTCAGGGCTGAAGGCCGTTGGCTGAAGCAGACGACGCTTGAGTACGTCAAGAACGGGGACGAGTCCACGAAGTCTCAGTTGGAGGTTCTGGGCAAGGGGCAGCAGATTGTTCTGTACCACACCCACCCTGAAACGGGCCTCCCGTACAGCTATCCGTATGCGCTTCTCTCAGGAGAGCCGACTGACGTCCCCGCGGCCGAGCTTCCCTTGATGACGTATGAGGGCGTTCAGACGCTCTGCGACACATTCGAAAAGTTCGTTGAGAGCAACGGGTGGGCGCAGGTCAAGGGCGGTGAGCGCACGATTGCCATCGATGCCGATGAGGCTCTAGCGGAAGAGCTCGTACCGAAGCGCCCGATCGGGCTCACGATCGACCAGATTCGCAAGCTGATGACGCCTCGTGTGGAGTCGTGGGGCTCCTACACCCCGTGGTACCAGGACGGCATGCGCATCCATCATGAGACGACTGGGTCGCCAGAGGGGCTTGCCCTCTGGGATGAGCTCAGTCAGCAGGCCGCCAAGTACGACGGCTTCGAGGAAGTGGAGAAGAAGTGGGCCACGTTCAATAACCGTGGCCTGCGTTCGCTCACGATGTGGCCGATCGCTCGGGAAGCGCGAATGGTCATCGCGAGAGCGGAGGCTTTCACGGAAGACGGGCTTCTGTGCCGTGTGCTTCGCGACTGGGGCGATCACCTCCGCTATGCGCCACAGGCAAAACGCTGGTACTACTTTGAGCCCGCTACGAGGCAATGGGACCGCCTCGGGCCGGAGGCTTCGATCTGCACAAGGATTCGTGACGAGATCTTCAATTCGCTTTTGACGGAGGAGATCAAGGCAGCGAGGGATGCTGGGGATGAAGCCCGAGAAAAGGCGGCGGCCAAGTTCCAGCTGCGCTGTCTCGACGGCGAGAGCGCAATGCTGGACAAGCTCCTGAAGAACCTGACCCGCACGCGTGAGCTCTATGTTGATGAGAACGACATGGACGCGATGGAGGAGTTCATCGCGGTCGAGAACGGACTCGTGAACCTGAAGACGAGGGATCTGGTGCCGAATGCACCAGATGCCCTGATGGTGAAGTACTGCAATGTGCGGTACGACCCGAGTGCGGACTGCCCCACCTGGCGCAAGTGCGTTTCCACATGGTTCGGAAGCGAAGAAGTGGCGTGGTACATGCAGAAGGTGCTTGGCAAGATGCTGGCAGGCCGACCGGATGAGGAGGCATTTTACCTGCTAATCGGCGACGGAGCCAACGGGAAGTCGAGTTTTCTTGAGACGATCAGCGAGGTGATGGGCGGCTACTCGAAGGCGCTGAGCGATGAGACCGTCATCGGCCGCAAAGGCACGCCGGCAAGTGGGCATCGTGCGGACATTGTGCGTCTGCAGGGTGCCAGGTTCGTGTACTGCTCCGAGACCGGGAGCGGGGAGTCTTTCCGCGCAGCGGACTTGAAGCGTATTTCCGGTGGGGACAAGATCTCTGCTCGAGGCGCGTATGCCGCCGAGGTGAAGGAGTTTCCCGCCAGATTCACGCTTTTCATTGCCACCAATTTTGCGCCGAACATGCAGGGAGCGGACAACGCCATGCGCCGCCGCATTCGTCTGATCGACTTCCCGCACGACTTCGAGAACGATCCCAAGTACCGCGCCATGCGCATCAAGGGGCTGTCGCAGGTGCTTAAGGCGGAGCGCTCGGGCATTTTCAATTGGCTTCTAGAGGGGCGAGAGGGCGAGCTGAAGGAGGGCCTGGCCGTGCCGAAGTCGGTGCAGGACGCGTCGAACGCCTATGTCGACTCGCACGATCTTGTCACCCAGTGGTTCGATGAGCGGTGCGAGATCGGGCGCCCGGAAAAGGAGACCGATCCGTCGACGAAAGATTTGTTCGAGAGCTATTGCCAATGGCTTGAGAGCATGAACGAGTCGACGTTCGATGCGCGGCCTAGGATGTTGACCGAGCGGCTGAAGAAACTGCTTGCGAGGAGGGGCGTGCCGTTTCGACTTCGCAAGAGCGACGGCAAAGCTCTGGCAGTTGGCATTCGGCTGAAGAGCGCTGTCGACCTGGACCAGCCCGCTCAAGACGACTTCGAAGATATTCCCTAACCAACCGACCCTCGGCTTCCTTTCCGAAGTCGGGGGTCTTTTTCCAAGAGGACATTTTTCTATGAATGAACTGTCAGACGACATTGCCGAAGAGCTGGCGCGAGGGTACGACGATCCGCTGCGCTTCGTGCTGTGGGCCTTCCCATGGGGCGAGTCGCCCGAGCTGTCGATCGTACCGCTTCCCGAGCCTTGGGCTTCGAAGTACCCGGGGAGCAAGTTCGGGCCGGACAAGTGGGCGTGTGAGGTCTTGGACGAGATTGGGCAGCAGGTGCGCGCAAACGGTTTCGACGGGATCCATGCTGTCAAGCCCATCCGCCTTGCGGTTGCGTCAGGGCACGGCATCGGGAAAAGTTTCTTGACGGCCTGCCTCGTGATTTGGATCCTCGCCACTCGTCCGAACTGCAAGGGCGTGGTGACGGCGAACACGGCGTCGCAGTTGAAGACGAAGACCTTCGCGGAGATCTCGAAGTGGTTAAAGCGCTCGATCATCTACGACATGTTCGAGATCAAGGCGGAGTCCATCGAGGCGAAGGAGGCTCCTGAGTCGTGGCGCGTTGACGCGCAGACGTGTAAGGAAGAAAACTCCGAATCGTTTGCAGGCCAGCACGCGGCGTCCTCTACTTCCTTCTACATTTTCGACGAGGCCTCGGCGGTCCCCGACGTGATTTGGGAAGTGGCGGAAGGCGGTCTGACCGACGGTGAGCCGATGATGTTCGTGTTCGGCAATCCGACGCGAAACACGGGGCGTTTCCGCGAATGCTTCGGGAAGCGCAAGAACGTCTGGAGCACTCGTCAGATTGACAGCCGAAGTGTGTTCATCACGAACAAGGAGCAGATGGAGGAGTGGCGCAAGGAGTACGGCGAAGACTCGGACTTCTTCAAGGTGCGTGTGAAGGGCGAGTTCCCGAGCCAGTCCGACAAGCAGTTCATCCCATCTGACCTCGTGCTGGAGGCGGCGAGGCGAGACATGCCGCACAACGGGGCGACGTGCGCGATCATCGGCGTGGACGTGGCGCGCTTCGGTGATGACGACAGCGTGATCTACACGCGCATCGGCAGGGGTTGGCTCCCGATCAAGCGCTTCAAGGGGCTCTCCACAACGCAACTCGTGGCCAAGGTGAAGCGGCACTTCGACGAAGTGAGGGCGCTCGGGTTCCCGAGAGACCGCATCTACATCAACGTCGACGAAGGGGGCGTGGGCGGCGGTCCGAAGGATCAGCTTCGCGACGACGGGTACCCCGTGCGCGGCATCCAGTTCGGTGCGGGTGCGGACGATCCGAAGACGTACGCCCGTCTCCGTGAGGAGATGTGGGGGAGGATGAAGCTCTGGCTGATGGACGGCGGGACGATCCCGAACGATCAGGGTCTGATCGACGACTTGACGGCGCCCGAGTACGACATCCTGCCGGGCGGGCAGATCAAGCTCGAGTCGAAGAAGGACATGAAGAAGCGCGGCATGCCGTCGCCAGACAGTGCAGACGCGCTTGCGCTTACCTTCGCGTACAAGATCGAGGAGTACATCCCGCTCGCGGAGCTCGAGTACCGCAACCGCAGATCGGGGAGGCGGGACTACGACCCCTTCGCCTGTCTGAAGTAATGGGTGCATGAGACGAAGCCCGCGTGGTTTGATTGACCCTAGAAAAACGAAAGCCGCCAGAAGGTGAAGATTCTGACGGCTTTCTAGGATTCTCATAAGGAACGGGCTTATGAATGTCTTAGGGTTGATTTTACCTGACGAATTGGTGTTGAGCATAGCAATGATGGCTTTTTCTGACCTACCTGCGCACGTGCAGGTTCTGTTGGCACTTGTGGGCGTTTTACTCGCCACATGGGTTGCCGCGCGCGTCATAGACCTTTACGACTATCTGCGCTGTGGTTCTGCGAAGCGTCAGGAAATTCGGAACAGCCGCCGCTGGTTCAAGCAGTGGAGGGGGCAATGATTACGTATCAGGAGCTGTCGTTCGGTGAACTTTACGATCTGGACGGTTGGACGGACTGGGTGACGGAGTACATCAACGAGACGGCCAACCCTGCCATTGGTGCGGCCGAGGCACAGGTGTCCCGCTATGCCGCGCTCGACAAGGGCGGTCAGCTCCGCTGCGTGGCCGTGCTTGACGACGGGCGCCTGGTTGGCGCGGCCGCGCTTCTCGTCACGCAGTCCCAGCACTACCCGTTTCCTCTCGTCGGCGTTGATGCCTTCTACCTCCGCAAGGCATGGCGCCGTGGGCGTACGGGGCTTGATCTTCTCGGGTGCGCCAAGGCGGTTGCCGCGAAGGAAGGCGCTCCAGGCTTCACCTTCATGGCGCCGCCGGGGTCGGCGTTCGACAAGCTGTGCGATCGTCTCGGCATGACACACACGCACAACTGCTACTGGTGCAAGTGCGATGAATGATCTTGCGACACGAGCCGCGGCTGTGGAAGCCCTCGAGCAGGCGCTTGAGGCGGAGTTCCCGCCGATCCACATCGAGACGGAGCACCACCTTCATGCGGGTATGTATTCCCGCACGGTCTACGTTCCGAAAGGCGCGGCGGTCGTGGGGCTCACAGTCAAGGTACCGACGCAGTTGATCTGCTGCGGGCACTTCAGAATCACGGATGGGGGCGTCACGAAGGAGCTTCGCGGCGTCCATATCCTCGACGGCATGGCGGGGCGAAGAGCCGCTGTCTATGCCCTCGAAAACTCGTCCTTCACCATGTGCTTCGCGACGGATGCGAAGACTGTGGAGGAGGCAGAAAACGAATTTACTGATGAGCCCGATCGGCTCTTAACTCGAAAGGAGAATCTCTTATGTCAGGAGTAGCAGTTGCCGTTGGCGTAACCGCGGCGTCCATCGGCGCCTCCATGTACAGCGCCAACAAGCAGGACAAGGCGCAGCGCCGCGCCGCCGATCAGCAGGCCAAGGCGGCCGCCGAGGCGAAGAAGCAGCAGGAGATGGAGTTCAACAAGGCCAACCAGAACGAGGTCGACATTAGCGGCATCATGGGCCAGAATCAAGGCGGCGGAAGCGCCACGATGATTACGGGTCCGGGCGGCGTCGGCAAGAACGATCTTTTGCTTGGCGGCGGCTCCTCTCTTCTGGGAGGCTAATCATGGCGGACAGTCTTCGCAAACAGTGCGGCAAGCGCTGGGAGGCGCTGAAGTCTGAGCGCTCCTCTTGGATGCCGCACTGGCAGGAAATCTCGGAAGTACTTCTGCCTCGCGCGGGGCGCTTCCTCGTCTCCGACAACAACAAGGGGGACAAGCGCCACCGCGCCATCCTGGACAACTCAGGCACGCGAGCGCTTCGCACCTTGTCGGGCGGCATGATGGCGGGCATGACGAGCCCGGCTCGCCCGTGGTTCCGTCTCACGACGAAGAACCCGCAGTTGGACGAGAACTACGAAGTCAAGAAGTGGATGACGCAGGTGACGACCCTCATGCAGATGGTCTTCAACCAGTCGAATGTCTACCGCGCCTTGCAGATGGCGTACGAGGAGCTCGGTGCTTTCGGCACGACGTCTGTGATCGTGCTCGACGACTACGACTCCATCATCCATTGCATGCCGCTCACCATCGGCGAGTTCGCTCTGGCGACCGATGCTCGAGGCGACGTGAACACGTGCTATCGAGAATTTCGCATGACGGTCTCCGCACTCGTGGGCGAGTTCGGCTACGACAAGGTGTCGCCCAACGTCAGGCGGCTCTATGACCGCGGGAACTACGATGAATGGATTGAAGTGGTTAACGCCATCGAGCCGAGAAGTTTTCGCGATCCTCAGAAGCGTGACGCGAAGAACATGCCCTATCGTTCCGTTTACTTTGAGAAGAACGGGAAAGGCGATTCGATCCTTCGCGAGTCGGGCTTCCGACAATTTCCTGTTCTCGCAGCTCGTTGGAATGTGACGGGCGGCGACATCTACGGGACGGGGCCGGGCATGGAAGCGCTCGGCGACCTTCGCCAGCTTCAACAGCAGCAGCTTCACAAGTCCAAGGCCATTGCTCAGCAGGCCGATCCCGCGGTCATCATGTCGGCCGACATGCGCAATCAGGAAGCGAACCTGGTTCCGGGCGGGATCGTTTGGGCGGACAACGTAGCGCAGGTGCAGGGGGTGCGGTCTGCCTACGAAGTCAACCTGCGTCTCGACGCGCTTCTGATGGACATTCAGGACGTGCGACGGCGCATTGATGAAGCGTTCTACAAGGACATCTTCCTGATGATTACGGGCATGCCCACGACTGCCCGCGCGACGGCGACTGAGATTGCCGAGCGCCACGAAGAGAAGATGTTGATGCTCGGCCCTGTCCTCGAGCGCCTCAACGCGGAGATGAACGACCGATTGATCGCCATGACGTTCGACCGCATGGTGCAGGTCGGCATGCTCCCGCCGGTCCCGCAGGAGCTTCAAGGCATCGACTTGAACGTCGAGTTTGTCTCGATCCTTGCGCAGGCCCAGAGGGCCGTGGCAACCAACGCGGTTGACCGCTTCACGCAGAACCTCGGCATGCTCGTGGCAATCAAGCCTGACCTTGCCGACAAGTTCGATGCGGACTACTGGGCGGATTACTACTCCGACGTGCTGGGGCTTGATCCCCAGTTGATCGTGCCTGGCAAGCAGGTGGCGCTCATCCGCCAGCAGAGAGCCGAGCAGCAGGCGAAGATGATGCAGATGGAGCAGGCCAAGGAGATGGCCTCTGTCGCGAAGGATCTTGGAGCGGCTCAAGCCGCGGTCCCCGCGTCACCGATGTCCCCACTTCAGGGGGACCTTCAGTCGGCCTCCCCCGAGCAGATCATGGGGCAGTTCGCGGGCTACTGATCCAATGGGTGCATGAGAGCAAAACAGCGTGTCAAAGTAGCTTCAACACATAAAGCGAAAGCCGCTCAGGGTGGAATCTGAACGGCTTTCTAAGACCCTCAACCTACGTCGAAGAGGAGCTTATGAAGCTTATTTATCAGCAAAGGCGCTCGTGAAAATCATGTCCGAAAAAGATTTACCTTCCCACAGCAAATTCATCATGTGGATGCTTGGGGTTTTGGTTCTTGCCTTGTCGTGCAGACTCGTCGGGCTTGACGTCGCCACGGTTATTCGCCTTTGTGGAGAGTGATGCGGCATGACTGAACAGAAACTGCCCTACGAATCCTCGGACGATTTTGAGTCCGACTTCAAGTGGCTCATGCGGGATGTGCGGGGCCGCAGGCTGATGCACTGGCTTCTCACGAAGTCGGGCGTCTTCCGAACGACTTTCGAGGAGGCGCCGATGCGGGCGTCCTACATGCCGATCGCGATGGCGCATGCCGAAGGCCGAAAGGACATCGGCTACCGCCTGATGGCGCAGATTGATCGGGTTTGCCCCGACCAGTATTCCAAGATGATGAAGGAGAACAAGAATGGCTGAAGACGGAACTCCCGTTGATCCTGTCGAACCTACGGCGCCTGCAAATCCGACAGCGCCCGAAGGCGGCGAGGGAAACCCTACCGAACCGGCGCAGGAGTCTACCGCTCAGGCGACGGACTCTACCGAACCGACGGCGGACATGCCGTCCCTGCTGGGCGAAGGGGATCAGAACGACGGCGATCAGGAGCCCGCGCAGGCAGCGCCCGAGGCGTATGAACCGTTCGACGTCGAGGGGCAGCAGTTCACCGAAGCTCAGCTCGAAGGCTTTGCCGCTACGGCGAAGGAGCTCGGGCTCTCGCAGGAGAATGCCCAGAAGATGCTTGCCGCCATGGTCCCCACGGCGCGTCAGTATCTGGTGGACGACTTGAAGGCGAAGTCGCAAGAGTGGGCTTCGCTTTCTGAGAAGGACCCTGAAATCGGCGGCGCCAATTTCAAGGCTAATGTCGGTGTCGCGAACCAAGCCCTCAAGCAGTTTGCGACTCCTGAATTTACGGCGCTTTTGAGAGGATCCGGCCTTGGGGCGCACCCCGAGGTGGTCCGTGTGTTTTATCGCATCGGCAAGGCCATGCAGCAGGATCACGGTGTGACGGGAAGCGCTTCCGCTCCGGCGGGCGCTCGACGCCGCTACCCGAAGTCCAACATGGTGGTTGATGTCTAAGGAGATAAGGAATGGCTACGACTACTAAGCCGAATCGCAATCCGACGCTCGCCGACATGATGGATCGTCTGGATCCGAATGGCGAGCTCGCTGACATCGTTGAAGTACTCAACGAAACCAATGAAATGATGGACGACATCACGTGGGTGGAGGCGAATAACAAGTTCTCTCACCGCACGACTGTCCGTACGGGTCTTCCGACCGTCACGTGGCGCAAGCTCAACTACGGTGTGAAGCAGTCCAAGTCCACGGTCGCCCAGATCACGGACACCTGCGGCATGCTTGAAGCCTTTGCCACGGTTGATAAGAAGCTCGCCGAAATCAACGGCATGAAGGAATCCTGGCGCGCTTCCGAAGAACGTCCGTTCATCGAAGCCATGTCCCAGACGCTTCAGCGTGCTCTGATCTACGGCGACTCCTCCAAGGATCCCGAGCAGATCATGGGCCTTGCCCCGCGTTTCAACACGAAGGATCCGAAGAAGGCTCCGTGCGCCGTCAACGTCATCGACGCCGGCGGCACGGGCGCCGACCTCACCTCCATCTGGCTCGTCGGTTGGGGCCCGAACACGGTCCACGGCCTTTACCCCGAAAACTCCAAGGCGGGTCTCTCCAAGGAAGACATCGGCGAAGAAGCCGCGCTTGATCCGGATGGCGGCGAGTACCGCGTCCTCAAGACGCACTTCGGTTGGGACGTGGGTCTCTCTGTTCGCGACTGGCGCTATGTCGTACGTATTGCGAACATCAAGGAAAACCTTCTCAAGTCCGTTCCGCCGGATGAGAACAGCGCCACGGGCCACAACCTCTACGAGCTTCTCGTGAAGGCCGTGGCGAAGGTGCCGAGTCTCTCTGGAGCCCGCTTTGCCTTCTACACGAACCGCACGATCGAAACGTATCTGCGTCTGCAGCAGGCCAACTCCCGCAACGTCCAGCTGAATCTGGCCGATGTCGGCGGCCGCCGCGTGCTGAGCTTTGACGGCATTCCGTTCCGTCGCGTCGACGTGCTTGAGTTCAAGGAAGCTCAGGTCAAGTAAGGAGAAGACAATGATTGTTGACTATCTGATGATGTTCACGAAGGACGAGGGCCAGAAGCTTTCCGCCGCGGCCGCCTCCGACTTCCGTCTTGACTTCGGTCAGCCCAAGCCGACCACGGGCTATGCCTACGGCGACCTCGTGGCCGTTTTCACGGTGAAGGCCGACGTGACGGGCAACCTCACGATCTCGCTGCAGGACTCCGACACGGAGACGAGCGGCTTTGCCGACGTGTCCACGGCGGTGACGCTTGCCGCCCCGAAGGCGGGCACCCAGATCGTGATCCCGATCCCGTACCATCACAAGCGCTACATGCAGGCGAACTTTGCCGGCACTGTTTCGGGGGGTACGGTTCACGGCTTCATCACGTCGGGCTTCCAGGACAACGCGGGCTTTGAACAGGCCCCGTCCATCAAGACGGCTTGATCCTCCGTGAAGAGGTGATGACAAAGGGGCGCTTCGGCGCCTCTTTTTGTAGGAGGTTCTCATGGCAAGTGCTGTAGAGATTTGTAATTTGGCGTTGTCTTTCCTCGGCGACTCGGGGGGTGTTGCGACGATCAACCCGCCCGACGGCACGACGGTGTCCAAGATGTGCGCGATCTACTATCCGATCGCGAAGTCGGCCATGCTGGAGATGCACGACTGGTCTTTCGCCACGAAGCGCCAGCTCCTCGCCAAGTTGAGCTCGGAGGAGACGGCGGGGTGGAGAGGCGTCTACGAGGTGCCGTCCGACTGCATGCGCGTCATCCGCGTCCGCCCGCACTCGAAGCAGGAGATGCCGAGCTGGTGGACGGATAACCCGGTGTGGTTCATGGAGCCCAACGACGCGAACTTCGAAGTGATGGGCGGGAAGCTCTACACGAACGCGGAAAACCCCGTGGCGACCTACGTGACGTCGGAGGTCTCGGAGGGCTACTTCTCGCCAACCTTTGTGACGGCGTTCGCATACTACCTCGCGATGGAGATTGCGGGCTCTCGTGTCAAGGGAGAGGAAGGGCAGAAGCTGTCGAATCTGCTTTCGAAGCAGTTCCAAGTGGCGCTCTCGACGGCGAAGACGCGTGACGCGAATCAGCAGCGCAAGCAGGTCTGTTTCACGCCCTCGTGGATCGTAAGGAGGTAGGCATGGGCATCCGCAAAGTTCAAATGTCTTTTTCGGCGGGCGAGCTCTCCCCCGCCATGTATGGGCGATTTGACGATCAGAAGTACCAGCAGGGTTTGGCGAAGTGCCGCAACTTCCTCGTGCTTCCGCAGGGCCCTGCGACGGTTCGACCGGGTACGGCGTACGTGAACACGACGAAGTATCCGACGAAGAAGTGTCGCCTTATCCCGTTCACGTTCTCGTCCGATCAGACGCTTGCCATCGAGCTTGGCGACAAGTACGCGCGCTTTCACACGTCCGGCAAAACCCTCCTGGGCGAAGACGGGCAGCCCTACGAGATCGAGACGCCGTACAGCTCGGACGACGTGTTTGACATCCACTATGTCCAGTCGATGGACATCATGACGCTCGTGCATCCGAACTACCCGCCGAAGGAGTTGCGCCGCTATGGTGCGACCGACTGGCGTCTCGTCGACGTTCAGTTCGGCGCACCGCTACCTGCCCCAGGAGCGCCGGAAGTGTCCTACCATGTGGTCGCCGGCAAAGATCAGACGATCACGGATGCGGAGAAGACGCGCTACACCCTGAAGTACAAGGTGACGGCAGTAAAGGAGACTGAGACGGGAAGCGAGCAGGAGAGCCCTGCAAGTCCCGTTGGCGAGACGAAGGGAAACCTGTACCTCAACAACGCCACCTGTACGATCACGTGGGGCTCTGTGGCAGACGCGGAGCGATACCGCGTCTATAAGAATTTCAAGGGCTTGTACTGCTTTATCGGAGAGACGACCGAAACGTCGTTCATCGACGACAACTACTCGCCCGACGAGGGCATCACGCCGCCTATCTACGACGACCCTTTCTTTATGAGCAAGGGCATTACTTCTGTCACGGTCGACAGCGGCGGGAGCGGGTACGTCTATGACCGCAGAGGCATTGACGCAACGAATGTGGCGCTCAAAAGCGGGGGGACTCAACTTAGTGGCGGCGACTGGACAGTCACCAGCGTTAATCGCTACGCTGAAATTTGGTGCAGGGTTTATGACGAAGCTGGCACAGGCGCGGGCGCAGTTGTGACGCCGGTCGTCAAGCAAACGAAGGGTAGGGATAGTATCTCGTTCGGAGACGGCAACAGCAAAGAGTATGACGTATGCAAGACTGAGATTACAGGTTTCACCGTGACCTCCCCCGGCAGTGGATACTCCAACCCGCGCATCGAGCTCAGTTATAGCTATGTATATTGGGAGTGTACGGCTAGCGACTGTTGGACGGATACTGCATCGTCGAAGGCGGTTTTTTCAATCGGAGTCGAGCAGTCGTCTCTTCGTATCGACGTCAAGGACTCGACAGGTTGGGGCGCGGAGCTCGTGCCGGTTGTGAAGGACGGGCGCATCGAGAAGGTAGCCGTGCGGTCCGGCGGGCAAAGCTACACGTCTCCGAAGTTGACGGTTGTTTCTACGGTGGGCAGTGGCGCTTCGCTCACCGCCAACGTAGGTAAGGCGGGCGACTACCCCGGCGCGGTCTGCTACTACGAACAGCGCCGATGCTTCGCGGGAACGCCGACGCGACCTCAGATGGTGTGGATGACGCGCTCCGGTACCGAGTCCGACATGAGTCACACGCTCCCCTCGCAGGACGACAACCGCTTGCGTTTCGCCATCGCGGCGCAGGAGGCGTCGCGCATCCTGCATCTGACGCCGCTCCAGCAGATGCTTGCGATGACGAATACGACGGAGTATCGAGTCTACTCGGGCGGCTCCGCCCCGATGGCGCCTGATGCGATTCGATCGGAAGTGCAGGCGCAGATAGGCGCTTCGAACGTCATGCCTGTGGTGGTCAACTCCACGGTCGTTTACGCTGCCGCCCGTGGCGGGCACGTGCGCGAGCTCGGGTACAACTGGCAGTCGTCTGGTTTCACTACAGGCGATTTGTCGATCCGATCCGCGCACTTCTTCGAAGACTCGCAGATCGTCGACATGGCGCTGGCGAAGTCGCCGGATCCGATCGTGTGGGCGGCGATGGCTGACGGCAGTCTTCTGGGGTTTACCTACTTGCCTGAGCAGGCGATTGGCGGCTGGCACAAGCACACGACGGTGAACGGCGCGGTCGAGTCTGTGACGGTCGTGCCTGAGGGGGATGAGGACATCGTTTATCTCATCATCCGTCGAACAGTCAAGGGAGAGGTTGTCCGCTACGTCGAGCGCATGCACGAGCGTAAGTTCTCGGCGTTGGAAGACGCATGGTGCGTGGACTGCGGCGGGGAGTACATCGGAGACCGGACGACTGAGGTGAAGGGGCTCACCTGGCTCGAAGGCGAGACGGTCAACATCCTTGCCGACGGTTGTGTGCTCCCTCAGCGCGTAGTGGAGGACGGGAAAGTCACGCTCACCCAATCGGCGCGTCACGTCATCGTGGGCCTGCCGATCACGGCCGACCTGCAGACGCTCCCGGTGGCGGTACAGCTGGCGGACGGCTCGGTCGGTATGGGGCACATGAAGAACGTGAACGATGTGTTCATGCGTGTGCACAAGTCTTCCGGTGTCTTTGTTGGCCCTGACTTTGACAATCTTGTCGAGTACAAGCAGAGAACCGACGAGCCGTACGGGTCCCCGCCCGCATTGATGGACAAGGAGATCTCCGTTGCCACAATCTCGCAGTGGAACGACTCAGGGCAGATCTGCGTTCGTCAGAAAGATCCTCTGCCGCTCACGATCGTTAGTCTCTGTTGGGATCTCGCGAAGTAATGGGTGCATGAGGTCCCTTCAACCCGATAACCTAGCCCTCAACTATGAGGGCTTTTTTCTTATGGCACTGACACTTCAGGGGATTACCTACGACCTCGACAATTTACTGGGCGGCGTGAACTACGGCACGGATCCACTCACGATCCAAGGGCCCGCTGGCACGCAGAACGTATTGACCGCTCCAGATACAGCTTCGTCGGCGGGCGGTTTTAATCAGGCGATGGGCGGTGCATCTATCGGTCTTGCCATCGGGCAGGCGATCGGCGGCATGTACTCCGCGTGGAAGGGCGGCAAGACGCTCGACTACGTGATGAACAAGCAGGCCGAGATCTCCGAGCAGAACCGTCAGATGGCGCAGCTCTCCGCCGAGTCTGCGATGCGTCAAGGCGAAGCCGCCGTCGCACAGCTTACCTACCGCGCGGGCCAGATCAAAGCCAAACAGCGCACGGCGTTCGCATCGAGCGGCGTGGTGTTGGGCAAAGGCTCGACTGCAGAGGTCACTGCGTCCACCGACATCATGAAGGAGATGGACAAGAAGACCGCTGAGATGAACGCGCTCTCCGCCGCCTGGGGCTTCAAACAGCAGGCCCTTCAGGCGAGCGCGCAGGGCGGCATCTACTCCGGCATGGCCGGCTACGCCAAGTCGGCGAAGCAGTCCGAGGGCTTCGCGAGCATTCTTGACGGCGGCATGACGGCGGCCGACCGTTGGTATCGATACTTTGGAGCATCCTAATGGCACAAGTTCCCAACTACGGCGGGCCACAGGTCATGCCGAGCATCCTCGGCTATCGACCGATGTCAACCGAGATTCCGAAAGTTCCCGAGATGGACGTGCAGAAGCCGTTGGCGAAGGCGTCCGCCAAGCTCGATGACTGGTACTCGAAGTTCCTCGCGGAACAGGATGACGCCCGCGTGACGGAGGCGCTCACGGAGCTTCGTCGCAAAGCGATCGACATGGAGTCGGGCGAAGGCGGCTGGGCGAGCCAACTGGGCGCCAACGCGCTTGAGCCGGACCTCGACGGAAAAGGCCTTGTCGAGCGGATGGACTCGGGGCTTCAGGACTACGGCCAAGAGCTCGCCTCCGGACTCACCGCGCGTCAGCAGTTTTTTAATGATACGGCGACCACCGAGATCTACAC